TTCAACTGCCGCGTCTAACATCTTTTTTGTTTTTATTATCTCTATAGGTCCAGCATCTGTAAAAGTTTGTTCTACTATAAGCCTTTTTACAGAGTGAACGAAATCTAAAAGTGACAAGTTCGTGTTTGCTCTGAGTGTTTCGTTTTTTGAAAAGGTTGCATGAATCAAGTAAAGATTAAAGCTCACCTCTTCATCGTAAGAGTTCTTTGAATTACTTTGCACAAAATCAACCAGTATGATAGGAAGATCTGTTTTTACTCTTTGAAGCCTTGATTTGTCTGCAAGTTCACCAAAGTACTCCTTTGCTTTATATTTTGTATTTATAAGAGCAATAAGGTCTTTTTGAAATGAACTATACATCTATCCTCTTTTCTTCATTATTTGTAATAGTCGCATTGTAGAGCATCACTGTTACGCTTTTCTATTCATTTTCCATACAAAGAAAGATGCTTAATTTCTCTGAATAGTAGAGCAGACAGCACAAGGCATATAATGCGATTTTAATTACAGATATAAGGAAATAGACAATGCCACACAAAGACCCTCAAAACTACAGTTTTATTACATACTTATGGGTGTTTGCTATGGCTATGTTTGGTGGGGTTGCTCATAATGTGAAAAAGATTAAAGACGGAACATTAAAGCGTTTTAGTTTTTCGGAGCTGCTAGGCGACTTAATCATATCAGGGTTTTTGGGTGTGGTTACATTTTTTCTGTGTGAGTATGCAGAACTTGACAGAATGTTGACTGCTGCGCTTATTGGTATGAGTGCGCATCAGGGGACTCGTGGAATATATTTTATAGAAGAGCTTATAGCTCGTCGTTTTAAAATAGAAGTACCAAAGGATAAAGGGTGATCGAGATACTAAGACGCATCAACAATCTTGTGCAGATCGGAACGGTTACAGAGAGCAGGAGTGTTGATGGTTTAGCACTGGCTCGTGTGAATGTGCTTGGTCGTGTAACAGACTTTCTTCCTGTTATTCAGAGTGCAAACAGCTTTAAGTCTCATGCAGCGCCTATTCGTGTAGGTGAGCAGGTTGTTGTTCTTGCTCCTTATGGAGATGGTGACAGTGGCGTTATCATAGGATCAGTTTTTAACAAAGGGTGCAAAGAGCCTTCACGCTACTCAGATACAACAGAGGTACTTGAGTATGAAGATGGAACACGCATCTCTTATGATACAAAAGAGAAAGTGCTTACAGTAGATGCTGCCAATGCCATCACAGTGAAATGTAAAAGTGCAACGCTCTATTCAGACACTGTAGATATAAGTGCGACAACTTCGCACATCGGCAATGTAAGCATAGATGGGAGTCTTGATGTGAGTGGCGATGTCTCTTGTGGTGGCAATGTTGCAACTTCCGGAACGGTAACAGACAGCAGAGGAGACCTTACAAACTTCTCTACATCTGACGGAGCGAGTAGAGCATGACTCTAAGAGAGATAAGCACAGAAGAGTCCATCGGTCGCATTTTGGCAACACCGCTTGGCAGCCGTGTAATGCAGCCGGAGTATGGAAGTCGTCTCTTTGAGCTTATAGACAAAGCACTAACGGATGAGTGGGTTCTTCTTGCGTGTGATTACACCTATGATGCCATAGAGACAAATGAGAGTCGCGTGAGTGTGAAAAATGTCTCTATAAAAACAGGTGAGAGTGTAGCTATAAACATAGAGTATGTTGAAGTTACAACGGGTGAGAGTAAAACACTTAGTGTTGATCTAGGAGGCGAAGATGCAACTGTTTGATTTACCAGCTCCAGAGGTCATAGAAGAGTTTGACTTTGAGACGATAAAACAAAGAAAGCTAGATACTTTTATGGCAATCGCTAAAGCAAAAGGCATTGAGTATGTGCCAAGTGAGAGCGATGATGTTATGACGATGATAGAGACAGACTCTTACGAAGAGATGCTGCTTCGCACTCGCATAAACAATGCTGTAAAAGCTGAACTTCTTCTCTTTGCAAAAGGAAGTGATTTAGATCATCTTGGTGCAACTCGTTATGGAGTAATTCGGCTTGAAGGGTCTAAGCCATATGCCTCTTTTACTTTTACGCTTTCAGCTGCGCTGACTTATGACATAAACTTGCCTAAAAACATGCAGCTTAGTGATGGCAAAGGTGCTGTCGCACTTCTGCTTGAAGATGCATATATTAAAGCAGGTGAGATGACAGTTACCGGAGTTGTTGAGCTACAGGAATATGTGTCTCAAAGTGAAATTACAACAGAAATTATAGTTACACCACTTCCTTATGTTATTACTGCAAAACAAAATGGCATCTTTGAAAACGGTGCAGATGTAGAATATGATGAGCGATTTCGTGAGCGTATCTGGCTCTCAAGAGAATCAAAATCTACTGCAGGTTCCGTCCTTACATACAAATATTATGCAACAACAGCCGACGTAAGAGTAAAAGATGTGCAAGTGCTTATGAATACATCTGGTGTTGTTGAGATCTATCTTTTAAGTGAAGATGGTTCAGCTGATAGTGTAATGATAGATCGTGTAGATGAAGCGCTAAATGTTGAGAGTATTCGTCCACTTACTGATGATGTGAAAGTAAACTCTGCAACAATAATAAATGCGACAATCGAAGCAAATATAGTACTTTATGACATGACATATGAAGTGAGTGTTCGAGAGCTTATAGAGAGTCGTATAGCAGCAAATACTCGCATCTTTGGAAAAGAACTCACACTTGCGAAGATATATGGAATTTTAGAGAGTGAAATGGTAAAAGATATCACTTTACTAGAGCCTACCCAAACAATAGCGTGTGCAGATAATGAAGTGATAGATGTAACAACGCTGACACTTAACTTTAGCGAGGAAGTGTGATGAGTTTACTTCCTGCATATATGAGTGAACTTTGGAAGTGTTACGAAGAGATGCGTCGTGTTGATATGCTCGTTCTTGATCCGTCTCTTGTAAGCACAAACCCTTTTACATGCCACATTAGCGTGCTTCCATTTTTGGCATGGGAGGCTGATGTAGCCATCGATGGGTTTAGCGAAGAGATTCAAAGAAGTTTAATAGATGGTGCATTTCGTTCATTGCGGTATGCAGGAACAAAAGCAGCGCTAGAGAATGCGCTTGATGCAATCGTTGATGTGGATGTTGTTGAGTGGTTTAGTGATGCAGCTGAGCCTTACACATTTAAGCTCGACCTCTCTGTAGATAAAGATGTAGAGATTACACCAGGTGTTGCAAAGAGAGTTGAAGCAATAGCAAACAAAAGAAAAAATGCAAGAAGCCAGATGAGCGAGCTGTTGCTCTCTTACAAAGTTAGCACAAGTGTAGCGTGTGCAAGTGGTGGAGTTTGTGAAGCAAAATGTAATGCAATACCACTAGAGGGTTATGAAGAGATATTACCAGGACAACAGTATATCTATGTTGGTAGTGTTGGTGAGGTTTCATCTTATGCAGTAATGCAGTAAAAGGAGGTAGTAAGATGGCAGTAGGTAACAGTATAGTAACTGCTGATGGGATTAATGCTTTGGCAAATGCAAGTGCAACCGGCACGAGTGTCAAGCCAAAGTATTTTAAATTCAGCAATCAAGATTTAGTCTTAGATCCAAATTTAAGTGCTGAAGATATACATGGTTGGAGAACTCAAGATATTAACCTTTATCAAAAAGTTGATGCACAGACAGTTGAGTTTGTATGTGATGTAGAACCGACAGAGGCGAGTGACTATGCAAAAGTGTGTGGATTATATCTGGATGATGGAACTTTGTTTATGGTTGCCAAACCACCTTATCCATTTCCACCAAGTCTAAGACAAACTTTTAAAATTCAGATGATTTATGAGAATGCAACTGAGTTATTAGATTTTAAATATGTCTCATTTAGTGAAGAAGAGCAAAGTTTAAGCATACTAGATACTAGCATTTCTTTAGGTTTACAAACTATGGAAAATGCAAAAGAATTAGGCTTAATAAAATCAAAAATAGGAGTTAAATAATGGATTTAGCAGCTTTACAGTTGAAGATAAACAACTACATAACAGTAGTGAGCAGTTGGGTGAGAAATGTAGGCAAATTGTACTTTAGTTCTACACCTGAAGATGTAACAGTGCAACTGATAGATGATAATGGAAATGTAGTTGATACAACACTTCCAAATGTAGCACAGTTCCGTAAAAGAGTGTGGGATGATGTAGGTGGGGCGATTGGGCAGTTTGATAAAACTTTTTATGTTAATCAGGAAACTGGTGATGATAGCAATAGTGGTTCTATTTCTAGCCCTTTTAAAACACTTGGTAAAGCGATTGATAAAACACCAGTTTCAGGAAGAGCAACAATTCATATTATAGGTTCATATACTGAAACAAATCCAAATGTTTATTATACTTTAAAAAATATAGGTGTGATAGTATCTGATAGTTTTTTTGTTGAAGCTTATGCTGATGGGGATTATGCAAAATATCCACAGTTAAGAACAAGCGAAAAAGGTAGAATTAAATTCTATTTTTATGATAGCGACCCTGAAAGTACAACACCACCACAGTTGATATTAAAAAATACTACTGGAAAAGATTTAGTAAGTGGGTATAACGGCTATATAAATATTGGTTCTGTTGCAGGATTTACAGAAGTTCATTTTTCTTTTAGAAGCAAACCAAACGAAGATATTATTAGGGTAGAAGATGGATATTTATTAACAACATATTCGGGTTCATCTGACAAATACAATCATTTATTACTTGGTATTGCAGGATATTATGATGGTCATATTCGTTTCTTTACAGGAACAAAAATAGCAAATTTATATTACTTAGGTGTAATAACATTTTTAAATAAACTTAACGGTGTAGATTTGATTGATGAGAATGATGATGTAGTTGATATAAAAACATTATTTGATGGTGTATCGCTTGATACAGATAGTGGAAATCCTATAAATTTACTATCAAATATTAATTTCAGTTCGTAATTTGGAGGTATGAGATGATAAAACAGTTAAAAAAAGGTAATAATATTTACCAAAACTTTGAAGAAAAAACAGTAAGTGAAGATGGTGTCGAAACTTGGAATATTCCAACAGATGTAGAAGAGTTTAAGGCTTTAGCTATTGATACTATCAACTGGCAAATAGGCGACAATGTAAAAAAAGCACTTGGCAATACACAAACTAATCTTAGTGCTTCAAATGCTAAAGGTATCGCACTATTGGCAAAAGTTATCAATGCTCAAGAGCATGATACAAGCACTTTAACTGATTTAGAGTTAGATAGCTATAACAAGATGGTTGCTTTAGCTGAGGGTGGTTATGCAGATAGTCAACTTTTAAATGCTTCATTGTCAAAAGTTAGTGAGTTTATAGCTGTTGGAACTGATAAAGTTTCGAGAGTTACAAGTGCTACTACTATTGATGCAGTTATTGACATCTTAAACGAGGTATAAAGTGGAAGCACTACTTAAAAGATTAATCATTCCTCATGACAAAGCACTTCATGCTCTGTATGGGTTGATTATATATAGCTTTTTATCTCTCTTTGTATCACCAGCTAGTGCACTCATAGTTGTAATAGTTGGTGCTGTTGGGAAAGAGATATATGACTATTTTAACCAAGATAAACATACAGTTGATGTTATGGATACTGTAGCTACTACTTTAGTGCCTATGGTGTTATTTTTTTTACAATGGCTTGGAACTGTTTTAGCCATTTCATTTTAGGAGGAAACAATGAGTTTAAATAGAGGTGTCGTAGTTGATGTCGTAAGTACAGGTGCAAGACCGATAAGTGTATCAAGTGCAATTGGAATTGCACTTGTTTTAACAGCAGATGCTGGAGTTACTCCAGGAACTAAATATTTTGACAGTGTCAAAGAAGCACTTGCAGATGAAGAGATTGCAGCAGCTACAGGTGGTAACATCAAGAAATATCTGCAATTTGGAGAAGATAAGTATGGGCTTATAGTTCCACTTATCATCTCTGTGGCAAGCATTGATGATGATGCAGCAGTTGAGAAGAGCAATGTCATCAATGCAGTTAATGCTATCGCAACTGCACCGTCTATATTTGGTATTAGACCAGATATTATCGGTGTAGGTGATTGGGATAGTGACATCGATGTACAAAACGCAGTCGTTGCAACGGCAGATAAGCTCAAAGCGCGCTCTTTTATTTCGCTTGATGCAACAGACAATGCTGATGCAATCACAAAGCGAGATGCTTTAGGAAGCCGTCGTATTACACCGGTGTTTACAAATCTTATGGATTGGAATACGGACATCAATGCGATTGATGAGTACTCTGCATCCATTGTGCTTGCATATCTTCGTGCTTCTATTGATGGTAGCAAAGATATAGGGTACAGCTATTCAATCTCAAACCGTGTAGTACCTGTAAGTGGAGTAAAAGTAAATCGTGAGTTCCTTGCAGGCTTTCAAGATGAAACAGATCCACTTAATGATAAACAGATTACGAGTTTTATTAACTACAGTGGTATTCGTACCTGGAACTACCAGACATGTGACATCGATCCAGTATGGCAAGATGCAAGACGGGTTCGTATATTTGACCTTGCTTCGTTTGCAGTTATAGATGGAATATTTTGGGCAGTTGATCGTGATCTGAGTGCTTTAGATGCTGCACTTGATTCTCTTCGTGCTTTTATGGCATCACTTGTTGGCGCAGAGGTTATGCTTGGGTTTAAAGTCTATCTTGATCTAGAGAGAACAACCCCAACGGCCATCACAAACGGTGAGTTTTACTTTACTATTGAAGCGCAAGAGACACCATCTCCTAGCCTCATAAAAGTAACATTTGACAGAGTTGACGCTTATGCAAGCGTTGTGTATGAGAAATTAGTATAAGAAGGAGTATGGTATGGCTACATTGATTCCAGGAAAGATGAAGAGAGTTAATCTCTTCGTATCAGGTTTAGGACTTTTAGGATTAGTTAAAAATGTAAAACTTCCAACTGTAAAAACGAAAAAAGATGTCATCAACGGCATTCATGTTGATAGTGGACTTTTAGAGCCTATGGAGTTTGAGTGTGAACTTACAGACTTCAACAAGGCGATGCTCAAAGAAGCTGCAAAGCTTAGCAAAGCAACGCTAAAGGTAAAAGGAGACTACCTTGAGAACAATACAAATGCAAAATTCACAGCTACACTTACGGGGGCTTTAGATGTAGAGATGGATTCTCTTGAAGATGGAAAAGAGTTCGCACAAAAAGTGAAGATGTATGTAAATGTTTATAACTTAAATCTTAACGGTGATGAGATCTATGACATTGATCTGCAAAATGTGATTGCAAAGATAGATGGAAAAGATATCTACGAAGCAACTCGATCAGCTGTGATGTAAAAAAAAGCAAGGAGAAATTATGAATACAACTACACAAAATGATGGAAAACTTACACAAAATGGAAAAGTTACACTAAGTGATGGAAGAGTTATTGTAATGCGTCGTCCAAAAGTGAAAGATGTAAATAATGTAAGGCATATTGAAGACTCTTTGGAGCGTGAACAGATGCTAATTGTTAATCTTACAGAAATGACAAAAGAAGATCTTGATGATCTTTATATTCAAGACTATGAATTGCTTCAAAAATTGTTTGTTGATTTGAGATCTGCCTCTACCAAAGTGAAGCTTTAATATCGAATATGGCTTTACTTGGCCATTGGTTTCACTTTGGATATGCGGAGCAGATGGATATGGAAGTAGATGTTTGGGAGATGTTTCTTGAAGAGGCACAGAAGTTTGTAGCTAACGTAAATAGCGTCTAATGCTTCCAACGATTCCAACGATACAACAGAGAACAAAAAGTGTTATGCCAAAGTAGGCATGAACGAGTACTCCAAGTGCGCCAACTAAAAGAGCGAGTATGAGTACTCCAGCAAGAGAGACAAAGAGTTCTAGCGATGATATGAGTGCATTTTGTGATGTGTTCATATTAATATTATACCACAAAGGATAGGTAATGGACAGTATGTTTACACTCGGTGTTGTGCTAAGCGCAAAAGATATGCTCACGCCTGTTATGGGAAGAGCAGGGGAATCTGTCACAAAGCTGAGCTCAAAGATTCAAGCTGTAAGTGGGAAGATGGCTGTACTTGGTACTGCATCGTATGGTATGGGAAGATCTATGCTCTCACCTGTTATAGATACGATAAATGCTTATCAGGACCTTGCACAAGCACAGGGTGACTTGGGATCACTCGGAATAGACGCAAGTGGTATAGATGCTATAACAAAGAGTGCAAAAGAGTTCTCAAACCAGTTTGCAGGTGACAGCGCAAAAGAGATAGTATCTGCTGCTTATGACATAAAGAGCGGTATATCCAGTCTGAGTGATGAAAGTGTTGCGAAGTTTACAAAGCTCTCTGCACTTACGGCAAGAGCTACAAAAGCAACTACGGGTGAGATGACAAAGCTTTTTGCGCTTGGATATGGGATATTTAAAGATTCTAACGAGACTGACTTTGATTTTGGAGAGCGAATGTCTGCTCAAGTCTCTTTGGCAGTACAGGCGTTTAGAACAGATGGTAGTGATTTAACACTTGGTATATCAAATATCGGTGCGCAAGCTAAAAAGATGGGTGTTTCACTCTCTGAAGAGCTTTCAATTATAGGGAATGCAAAAAGTGCGTTTAACAGTGCAAGTGAAGCAGCTACAGGGTACAGAGCATTTTTAGACGGAACTGCAAATGCACAGAAGAAGCTTGGACTCTCTTTTGTAGATGCAGAGGGGAAAATGCTTCCTATGGTAGAGATACTTAAGAAGATCAAAAAGAAGTACGGAGCTGATCTTGGAAGTATAAAAGCACAGCAAGAACTCAAAGCAGCTTTTGGAAGTAGTGAAGCTGTAAAAATAGTAAATGCTCTTGTAGATAAAACAGATGCATTAACAAAATCGCAAAAAGAGCTCAATGCTGCAACTATGCAAAATGTAGAGATAATGGCAAAAAGTAGAAACAAAGGACATGAGTTTGAGATACTCAATCACCAGATAACAAACCTCTCTTCTACGATAGGGAGCATTTTTGCACCTGTTGCTACAGATATGGCGACAGTTGTCGGTGATATCATCAGCTCCGTACAGACATTTACACAAGAGCATAAGACAGCAACAAAGGTTATCGCCTACACTGCCGCTGGACTTGGCACACTGCTAACAGTTGCCGGAGCTGTCCTTATACCTATTAGTGCCATAGGATTTGCACTTCCTGCAATTGCAACAGGGTTTGGTGCTGTTAGTGCTGCTGCAGGATTTGTTATAAGTCCTATAGGTATTGCAATAGCTGCAGTTACAGCTATTGCCGGTGCAGCATACTTGATATATGACAACTGGGAACCAATAAGCAAATGGTTCTCTGAAATGTGGGATGGACTAAAGAGCATAGTCTCCTTATCGTTTGACTTTATAAAAGAGGCTTTTTCGTGGTCTCCTCTTGATCTTGTTGTAAAAGGGTACGGAGCTATGTTTGACTGGCTTGAGTCGAAGTTTGACTGGCTTAGTTCTGCTGCTAAGAATATTGGGAGCATAGGCTCTAGCATAGCAGGATTTTTTGGTTTTAGTGAAGAAACTTCGGCAAAGCCGATCGCATTAGCTGGTCTTGGTGATGATAAGAAAAAGAAAAAAGTCTCTAAAAAATCGACAACACGGATCACACCTGTAGTCACTACAAAACAGCCTAGAAGTGTAAACAACTCAAGTGTAAGCAACATTAGAAAAACATCGCAGCATCACAACGAATATAACATTACTGTCCAGGTACAAAGTGGAGATCCAGAAGATATAGCACATCATGTAAAGCGTGTAGTAAGTGAGATGAATAGCTCACGCAGGAACAGAAGCTTTGAAGATGAGGAGATATAGATGTTGGCAAAAGTAGGGGATTTTATCTTTGATCTGAACAACAAAGATATAGCAGACATTTCACATAAGCTCAACTTTCCGTTTGACACTCAAAAGCGAATAGGTAACCACGAGTACACACAAAAGCGTGGACAGTGGGAAGAAGATGTCAACTTTAACGGAAAACTCATCTTACAGAGCGTGAATATCTTAAAAGATTTTGAAGATATGGCAAAAGAGCAGCTCCCTGTTCGACTCACGCTTGGAACCGGAGAGAGCTACAAAGTAACCATAAAAAGTATGTCACGCACAAAGAGCGGCTTTTTTAAAGATGGAAAGTTTCGCTACCAAGGGTTTTTAATATCAATGAGGAGGTATTTTGAATGAATAAATACAAAGCAAATGATGGTGACAGACTTGATGTTATTGTCTTTAAGAACTACGGTAGTATTGACGCAGATGTGATAGACGCTGTACTTGATGCAAATGAGCACTTACTTGAAAATGCTGTGCTCAAAGCCGGTGATATTGTATTCTTGCCAGAGATAACAACAACACAAGAGACAACAAAGGCACTGTGGTAATGACTCCGATATTTAAGATAGAAGTAAATGGCAAAGATATAACTGCTCAATTGCAAAAGAACTCTGCATCCATCAGATTCAGCGATGAAGATGGCAACCAGAGTGATGAGATAGTCATAAAGGCAGCCGGAGACTTTACGCGTCCAAAGTATGAAGATGAGATAAAGCTCTGGCTAGGTTATGCTGAGAGTGGTCTTTTTTACTGTGGTCTTTTTTGTGTGCAAAATACTACAAAAGAGAAGTACTCCCTTACTATCAATGCAACAGCTGCAAATTTTTCTGCTTCACTCAAGCAAAAGAGAGACACAAGCTACGAGAAAGTATCACTCAAAGATGTAGCAAAAATAGTAGCAGATCGACACTCTCTCAAACTCAAAAGTGACTTTGATGATATGTTAGTGCAGCATCTCAGCCAGACAAATGAGAGTGATCTGCATATGATGAAGCGACTAGCAACTGATTATAATGCGATATTTTCCATCAAAAACGGCACGCTTGTCTTTCTCAAGCGCATAAAAGAGAATAAAGTTTCTGATGAGCTTCCTGTATTTGAGCTTGATGTTAGCGAGTGTGAGAGATACTCCATAGAACACTCAAATAAGAGACTCTACGCATCGTGTGAAGCGTCGTGGCAAGACACTAAAGAGAACAAACACCAGAGTGTGACTGTAGGAAGTGGAGACCCTGTACTGAAGATAAAAGGACAGTACAAAAGCGCAGCTGAGGCGACTAAAAAAGCAGAAGCAAAACTCCAAAGTGCCAACAGAGGCACAAAAAGTGGCACACTAAGTACATACGGGAGGGAGATATATGCAGGTGGTATGTTGAAGCTCACTGGAGCTGGCGAAGATGATGGCGAATACACCATAAAGTCTGTCAACCATTCTTTTGATGGTGGCTGGAAGATGAGTGTAGAGATAGAAAACTAAACTAAGGAGAGAATTATGGCAGATTTTAATAAAGCTATAGAGAAGACGCTCGTAAATGAGGGCGGGTATGTTTTTGATCCAGATGATGCAGGTGGAGAGACGAAGTATGGTATATCTAAAAGATATTACCCGAGTGTAGATATTAAAAACCTAACGCAAGATGAGGCAAAGGCTATCTACAAACGAGACTACTGGGACAGACTTAAAGCAGATGATATTGAGTCACAAAATGTTGCTTTTGATCTGTTTGACACTGCTGTGAATATGGGTGTAAGAACTGCAAGTAAGATTATGCAATTGTGTGTAGATTCACACCCTGATGGCATTATTGGTGCAAAAACATTACATAATATAAACAACACACAAGAGGAGCTATTGTTGCTTCGTTTTAGGGTTGCAAAAATAGCGCGATATGTGCACATTACACAAATACGACCAAAGAATAAAAAATATTTAATTGGTTGGATAAATAGAACATTGGGAGTATAAAATGGGATTTATAGATTTTTTAAATGATGGAATAGTTGCGACAGTCGGCAAGGTTGCAGATGATCTCATAACAAGCGATGAAGAGAGAGCAGAGAAAGAGAATGAAAAGCTAAAAACTGAACTCGCATACAAGGCAAAGATGAGAGAGAACGACATAAAAGAGAGTGAGATATACCTGGAAGACAAACAGAGTGCAAGAGAGATGAACTCTAACCTCGTAGCCTCAAAAGATTGGCTGGTGCGAAATACAGGAAGCCTTCTCGCTTGGTTCATAGTAATAGGAACAGTAGCACTAGACTATATGATAGCATTTGAAAATCTCAAAGACGCTGTAGCAGACAAAGAGGTACTCATGTTTATTCTAGGAAGTATGAACACTTATACTGCCGGTGTGATTAGTTTTTATTTTGGGAGTTCTAAGACTGAAGCAGACGCAAAAAGGAACTCATACATAGCGTGAAGAAGATATTAAAAGAGATCGCAGTATGCTATGTTATAATAATATCGAGTACTTTTGTTGCGTGTTCTTTTTCTTTGATTGGTTTTGTGTTTGGTTGATTATGGGGTTTTGGTTTACATTTAGTATTAAGTATTTGTTTTTAAAATGTTAGCAAAGTTTATTAAAATACTTATAATCTTAGCAATACTTACATTTTATTAGCAAATTACTTACATTTTAAAGCCGTTTGTACAAAAAA